CTTTGCAAAAGAGGCTGATGAAGTTCGTTTTGCAGCAGAGTTCAAAATGGGTGTAAACTTTGCTTTCCCTGATGAAATCGTTAAAGTAGTAATTTAATTATAAGGGGGTGAAATATCCCCCTATTTTTTAATAAGATAAAATAAACAAAAATGGCGTGTGCATTAACACAGGGATATACCCTAGATTGTCGTGATTCTTTAGGCGGAATTACGGAGGTTTATTTTATTGCAAGTTCAGATGTAACTTCAACAACCGAAGCTAGTGGTGTAATTACCGCTTTAGTAAAAGCAACAGGTAAGAAGTTTTATAAATATGAGTTAACCAAAGGAACTTCAATGCTTACAGAGAATGTAGCATCTAATGTTCAAAATGGTACTTTATATTTTACCCCTGAATTGACAATAATTTTAAATAAGTTACAAGCGAATACAAGAAATGAAATTCTTTTATTGGCACAGAATAGACTTGTCGCAGTTGCTAAAGACAACAATGGTAAGTTTTGGTATGTAGGTAAAACAAGGGCAATAGATTTAACCGCAGGTAGTGCCGCAACAGGTACTGCTGAAGGTGATAGAAGCGGATATACTTTAACATTTACAGGTGCAGAACCTAGTTTGTGTGCTGAAGTAAATAGTACAGTAGCTGCTGCTCTAACAACCGCAGGTTAGGTTTGTAGTTTTTCATAGTTAGTTCCCCTGCCTAGTTCTCTAGGTGGGGGTTTTTTATTATATGTTATTTGATATAAATATTCGTATTTATTCGTATTTATACGCAAAAGGATATGATTAAAACATCCACCATAATGTGTCTTAAATGACACTAATGATGGCAATATGTGTCATTAATTGCACTTTATGATGTGCATTTATCAATCATTTTTGAGCCGATTGTCAATCATTTTCGGCTCATTTTGATTAATATATGAAGATTTATTGATTGAGTAAAATTACTCACTCCATTGAGTAAAGTAAAATAGTAAAGTTATTGTTTTACTTTACCCCCTTAAAGTAAAGTAATGGCTTTACTTTTAACTATCCGGAAATATCGGACTGTTCATTTATTTTATCAGTTCACGATTCGTGAACACTATCAAAACTTGAACAAGTTGCACCTTTTGATAATAGTAGTAGTATTACTACCTTTATTTTAATACAAATAAACTCCGAATTACCCCATACTTTGTTACATAATTAGATAAATATCTAACACTATTTCGGATATTGTCCGAGTTCCACTTCCGAATTTAGCAAATCTGCATGAATTTTTCCGAATATTTCATGCAAATTAGAACTAGATTACTATTTTGCAAACATTCATTATTTCCCTATATATTAGTAATGATACATTTGACAAAAGGTGAAACAAATACTATTGTGTTAACATTAACTGAAAAGCAGTTATTGACTAATCCAAACTATCTATTCGTGTTTACTAACAGAAGTAGCAATGTAGTAGTAAGTTTTGTTAAATTAAACGCAACAGATACAAGTTTATATAAGGATAGATATAATGAATTTAGCATTGTAACTAATACCAATTTTAGCACCGCTTTAGAAGGGCAATACACATACGAGATATATGAACAAGCAAGTACTTCAAATACAAATCCAAGTGGCTTAAACAAGCTAGAAACAGGTATTATGTGGCTTTCAGGTACTACTATATCATTTACAGAATATACAACAACAGACACTTATACAATTAGACAATGATAGATTTAAGAGTTCTAACATTCGCAGAAGCTAGGCAGCCTGAATTCAAAGAGAAGAAAGGTATTGATGGCGGATACATAAAATATGGGGAAAATAATGATTACCCTGAATATATAGTTGACTTATACAACAAGTCATCAAAGCATAGTGCCATCATTAAAAGTAAGGTTCACTACATTACAGGTAATGGTTGGTCAGGTGAAGCAGATGCACAAGCCTTTATTGATTACGCAAATAGAGTTGAATCTTTAGATGATTTAACTAGAAAGGTATCTTTAGATATTGAGATATTTGGCGGTGCTTATATGGAAGTTATTTGGGATTTGTCAGGTAACCTTGCAGAGATTTGGCATTGTGATTATGTTAAGATACGCACGAATAAAGATAATACGCAGTATTGGTATAAAGAAGATTGGAAGGATAACAAAGTTAAACCTGATGTTATTCCTGCATTTAATCCAAAACTACCAACAGGCAAACAAATCTTATATGTAAAAGAATACAGACCAAACATAGGTATATATGGATTGCCTAGTTATTTTGCTGCTCTAAACTATATTGAATCAGATATTGAAGTTTCTAAACATATTTTAGGTAATGCACAAACAGGGTTTTCTGCTAGTAAACTTATTACCTTACCAAATGGTGAGCCTAATGATGAAGAAAAAAGAAATGTAGATAATAGATTACGCAAGACATATAGCGGTGCAGATGGTAAGAAATATATGATTGCTTTTGTTAGTGACATATCTAGGAAGCCTGTCGTAGATGATTTAGGTACAAGTGATTTAACTAAAGAAGATTTTGGAAGGATAGATTCTTTGATTCAAACTAATATTTTTAGTGGGCATCAAGTTACTACTCCTTCCATTATGGGTATTGCAGAAGCAGGTAAGTTAGGAAGTAGAACAGAGATGCGTGATGGTTACGAGATATTTAAAAACACTTATGTTAACGCTAAACAGATGCACCTAGAAAGTGTATTTAATATGTTAGCTAAATTAAAAGGTGTTACAAGTGAGATTAAGATTATACCAACAGAACCAATAGGAATAGAGTTTAGTGAGCAAACAATAGTTTCAGTTGCTCCAAAAGAATGGGTATTAGAAAAGATAGGTATTGATATGACCAAATATGCACCTGCACAAGATACAAGTGTACCTGCACAAACATTATCTGTTAACGAGCATATCAAAGGTTTAAAGGGTCGTGAGTGGCAGAATATGCAGCGTATTATTCGTGAGTACACTAAAGGTAAAATAAATAGGGAACAAGCAGGAGCAATGCTTAAAACAGGATATGCGTTAAGTGATGAAGAAGTTAATACTTGGCTAGGTTCGGAAGAACTAGATGCACAATTTGCAGCACAAGATTTTGGAGTATTTATGGAGTTCGGTGAAGCAAAAGAAAGTTATAACATTTGGAAGTCTAAAAAGCGTTTTAGTGATGAAACAGACTTTTATATGTTTGCAGATGTTAACCAATTAGAATCAGACATATTAGACCAAATAGCTAAACAAAAGGATATAACACCTGAAGTATTAGCAGAGGTTTTAGATGAAAGTGTTGAAACTATTAATACAGTTATAAAGGATTTAGAAGATAGAAAGATATTAAAGACTACTGAAACTAAAATAGGCAAGGGAATAAATAGCAACATTATAATTTCAAGGGAGTTAACACAACCATTGAGCAAGGCAGTTGGTGAAACAAAGCCACAGACAACTGAAATTTTAGTTCGCTATTCTTATGATTGGATTGCAGGATTTAATAATAGTGATATAACTAATAGCAGACCTTTTTGCAAGGCTTTACTAGGTGCTAACAAACTATATAGCAGAAGTGATATTGAATCTATGAGTGCAAGATTAGGATATTCAGTTTGGGATAGAAGGGGAGGATGGTGGAACGATAATGGTGTAACAAGTGAATCCTGTCGCCACGAGTGGAAAACAAATGTAGTAACAAGAAAAAAATAAGAAATGTCATTAAATACATTATTTATATCTGTACAAGGTATAAAAGATAGAACAGGATTACACGCTAATGTAGATGAGAAATTAGTATTGCCTGAAATAAAGACTGCACAGGATATGTATATACTTCCTACTTTGGGAAGTACACTATATAATAGATTACAAGCAGGAATAACTGCATCTAATTTAACCGCTAATGAAGTAATACTTTTAAATAATTACATAGCTGATTGTTTGATTTATTATGTTATGAGTGAGTTACCTATGGGGTTATCATATCAGTTTTATAACAAAGGTCTATTAAGAAAGTCAGGTGATAACACAGAGAACCCATCAATGCAAGATATGATTGATGTAGCAAACAGATATAGAACACGAGCAGAATTTTACAAGCAAAGAGTAATTAAATATTTAAGACAAAATAATACTTTGTTTCCTGAATATTTAAACTTTACAAGTGGTATAGATACCATAATACCTGATTTAGAAGGATACACTACATCTTTATATTTAGAGGATGATAATGTTTATGAGAATAAAAACCTAGCTGAAAAGTATCAAGGTAAAATAGGATGCTAATATGAGCAAAGAAGCGAACATTAAGAATCAAAATAAGCTAAAAGTTTATTTAGAAAAAACAAAAAAGAATGGCATTAACACTGAATCAAATAGTAAATCAAATAACAACATTCGGAAACAATCACGAGCAAATTAAATTTGTTTATTTCGGTGATGTTTGGGAAAGGTTGAGCAATGGTGAGGTAACTTATCCTGCTATGTTTTTTACTTTAACTGATGCACAAATATTAGCAAAGCAAATACAATACAATTTCTCTATCTATGTAATGGATAGAATGCTA